ACGGCAGCCGGCCAACCTGCGGACTCCGGCCTCTGTGTTGGTGCTGCCCTAGTCATCGGGCCGGTGGCGTCCTCGCCGATCTGCTCGGCCACCTCAACGGCAGCCGGCCAACCGGGAGATAGCGGTCTGATCGACGGTGCGTCTTCGGCCCTCGGCACTTTGCCGTTGTCGGCGGGTGCCTCGACGACATGGGTAGTCGTCGACAACACAACATGGGTAGTCGTCGACAACACAACATGGGTAGTCGTCGACAACACAACATGGGTAGTCATCGACGACACAACATGGGTAGTCATCGACGACACAACATGGGTAGTCATCGACGACAACACAACATGGGTGGCCGAGGTCGTGAAGGTTTGGACGGTGTTAGACAACACGGAGTGGACTGTAGGCAATGACTCGACATCGGTGATTGTACTCGACAACACGACTTGGGTAGTCGGCTATGACTCGACGGAGTGGACGGCGATGGATTTGACATCGGTGGAGACTACATAACGCATGGCAACCACGACACCCGTGATCAGTAAATACCCTGCGGAAACTTTGACGGTTAGTGTGAATGCGGCCAACCTTGCCGAGGTCGTGGCCGGTGCCACAATCTCCAGTGCTACACTGACTCTTGACACCGCCGCCGGTCTGACGCAGACCGGATCATGTGTGATTAACGGCAGCACTGTGAGTGCAGTCCTCACCAGTGGTAATGCACCCTTCCAAACCAATGTTTATTGGGTGCTGCATCTTAGTACGGGGGATATACGCACCGTGCCTGCGGCACTATCCATTATTCCTGAAATATGATTAGAACAAAAACAGCATGCCAACGATGTCATCTTGTGTCGTGCGAATGCAGGAAACAAATCAACCCCGCACGGCGGCTGTACGATTATCGCTGGAGTAAGACCAGCCAACAATTCTTGGCTGACAATCCCTTGTGTGTGGCTTGTTTGGCCGAGGGCAAGACGGCGGCGGCGACTTGTGTCGACCATATAGAGCCGCACCGTGGCAGCGTCGAGCTTTTTTGGCGGCCGGATAATTGGGCCGCCCTTTGTCGACCATGTCATGCCAGGAAATCGGCGATTGAAGGCAAGGAATAAAAAACCCCGCCGATGTCGGCGGGGTCTTGCGTTGGCAGTAGGCGTGGGTGTCGTCCATCCCCGCGTTCCAACCAGCTTCACCGTTCCTTCAAAGTTAGAAAATCTTACTTCTCAGGTTTGAGAATGCAGGTCCAAGGGCTGCGTCCAGGGTGTCGCCGGCGTCTTGCGGGCGAGCAGACTCCACCCATTGACGCGTGTACCAGAAATTAAATCGGTACATTGTACCGATTTAATGTGTTGGCATGAGCAAAACTTTGCCCAACTTCCGCCACTTCGATTTTCCGAGCGGATGTACACCATATCGCCGTTGGCGTCGGCTCTAACTCAGACGGGCCGGCGTTGGCGTCAACACAAGCGGGACTGCCCTTTGCTTGGGGGGAAAAAAAATGAGCAACTTGGGTTTGCGAGGTTTTGGAGGAATGGGTAGGCTTTGGTCCCGCTTGGTGAAAATGTTTCACCAACACTACATTAAAGGAGGAGGACGGAATCATGGACAAGCAGATGTTGACGATGAGTGAAGTGGCCCGCCGGTTGAATATAAGCTACCGGCGTATCTGGGGGGCGGTAGCCCAACAAAAATTGAAGCCGACCTTTGCGGCCGGCAGAACCAACCTATTCAGTGAAGCAGACTTGGTGAAGGTGAAGGCTCACTTCGCTAAGGAGTAACCTGCCCAGCGTAGGGCAGGGAGTTTGACGCCTCGGAAGTCAAACAACAACCCCGCCGAGATGATCGGCGGGGTTGTTGTTTGCTTCGTCGTTCCGGACAGTGAACACAAGGTCATTGTCCGACCTGCCAACTCATCAATGGTTTCGACGGCACGAGCTTGACAAAATCTTTGACAAGAAAGGGACGATGCAAGAGAAATCTTGTCAGGATTTTGCGAATGGTCAAGGGTTTTTTCGTGCCTAGAAGGTTCCGAAGGCCTCCTCCACCGAACGACCGGCCAAACGTGGCCGGTCTTAACTCGTTTACTGTATTGAACTTGCGACGACGATTTTCTTGACAAATCGTGTCGTTTAAATTCTTGCCAAGAAAGGTTAGGTGGGTGGTGTCCAGCGGCGTCGAAAGTAATCGAGACGCCCGTCGAGCGGGCCGCCCGGAAGCGAGGGCCGGACATCGTCGCCAAGCTCGGCAGTCCGATGCCAAGTGTACCAGAAATTAAATCGGTACATTGTACCGATTTCCCTTGACTTTGATGTTAAGATAAAGCAGATTAAGGAAGCTTGCAGTAAAAAGACTGCTTCCAACCTGATTAACGGTGCCAAAGAAAAAGCCCAAGAGGTGACTTATGGCGGATCATAAAGCAGTAAACGGAAAGGTAATTAACTCACTGATTAACGCCTATTTCATGGGCAGCAGCGGGCTTAACGAACTCATCGAACTCCTTCGTGCTGTCCTCAATGAAGAGATGTGGCGAGACTTCATTGAGGACAGCACGAAGGAAGAAAAGAAGTTCCAAAGTTTCTCCGAATTTGTCCAGGCTCCACTACCTTTCGGCCTCGGCACTGATGTCAAAACACTGCTCAATCTTTGTTGGGAAGACAAAGAGTTGTGTACACTCATAGCCAAGGAAGCCAAGGGCAAAAGAGGGGCACCACGTGGCAGCAGAAATGCCGCAAAAGACAAAGAAATTAAATCGGTACAATGTACCGATTCTGGTACACTTGTACCAGAAACTCATCCACCACGTGGCAACTCTCGTCCAGCAGGTCTGAGGAAGCTCCAAGAGGATCGACCAGACTTGCATGAGAGGGTTTTGAAAGATGAAATTTCAACTCATGCGGCGATGGTCGAGGCTGGGTTTCGCGTTAAGCAAATCACTATGACCTTCACCTCCAAAGACCCGTTGATTGTTGCAAAGCGGTTGATTAAGTATTTTGGTGATGATGTTTCGAGAGAGATCATGAGGGAACTCAATGGTTTGTTAAACCAAGGTGGTGAACGTGCTGGCTAAATAAATAGAATGACCGGCCCGTGGTATCGCTTGAAAAGTGATAAATAAATAGAATGACCGGCCCGTCGTGGAACCCGCTACGTCCGTCATGAGGACACCTGGGAGGTCCGAGTCACCGACGCCGGCCTCGCCGCCGGATGGTCCCGATCCGGGGCCAGCCGTGGACAGTGCTTCGCACGGCTTGGTAGCTGCCGGAGTACCGGCAGCTACCGTAGCATCTTCAACCCGGATTTCTTGTTTTACAGCAGAAAAGGGGAAAGTGGAAAAGTGGTATCGCTTGAAAAGTGATATATGAGTATACTTGACAGCTAAATAAATAGAATGACCGGCCCGTGGAAGGCCGGTCATTCTGATCGTGGAACACCCAAACCAGAGGATGTTATGTTAGATAGTATCCCCGCACGGGATTTCGTGCAAGTCTACTGCCCTGAATCCTTTGATGCGGCAGTCCTTTTCAAAGACGCAGACAGAGCAAGGTATTTCTTGCACGCCTTGGCCAAGGAAAAAACCTTCAAGAAGCTGGAAGGGTTCGTCCCTCTCAAGTCGACCTACCTTGAGGAAATCATGGGCCACGGTTACAAACGCATCATCGACAGATTGGCCGAGTGCGGCATCATCGAATGCGACAACCATTTTGTGATCGGCTCGAAAAGCAAAGGGTACAAGCTGTCGCCGCCGCACGATGAGGCAGTCCATAGACGCCAGCGTCTAACGGACCCGAACATCGTTCGCCGAATCGTCAAGTGGCGAAAGGCCGAAAATCGAAAAGTAACCGTACCAGTGCATTTGCACTTGCGGAAATGGCTTCACATGGTCGAACTAGACCTAGACCAAGTGGATGTAGAAAACAAATTGTCCTTGAAAATGATCCTGGACAAAGAGTTTGATTTCCATGTCTGCGACTATGGTCGAGTCCATCACAATGTCAGTCGGTTGCCAGGCAAATACCGGAGGTATTTGTGCGTGTCAGGCAGGCGAATGGTTGAAGTTGATATCAAACAAAGCCAACCGTACTTCCTAGGCCTACTACTTTGCAATGGAATGCAAAGAATAGAACCAATTGCTGAGATTCAGCAATTGCAGGAGGAAGAAACTCCCTGTAGTCCTACTTTGTCCAACGAATTCAACGAAAGAGAAGAAACCCCCCCCACCCCAGTCCATTACCTTAGAAAAAGATTGCAAAGTATTGAAATGCAAAGACTTACGGAAGGAATGCTCCTGTTGAGGAACTTGACCCTTGACAATGGCATACTGGACTACTTGAAGCACATCACCGTAGGGGACATATACTCTACCCTCTTCCCCGACCTACCAAGGGACAAGGCCAAAGAAGCCTTCTACAGCCTTGTCTTTGGAAGGCGACAATGCAAATTGGACCAGTTTCCATCCGTAAGCGAGATGATCAAGACAATGAAAAGAAAGGACTATCGGCATCTGTCTCACGCACTACAGCGTGCGGAATCGAGATTTGTCATCGGCACAATATGTCAGAGGATCATGGCGGATAGGCCCGATTTGCCCATTGTTACGGTCCATGATTCCATTTTGTCTACCGACCCTGACTATGTCGCAGACATCATCACGCACGAAGGATGGCGACATGGGTTAGTCCCGACCCTGACTATAAAATAGTTGGGGGCTTCCCCATCGGCCTGGACGCCCAGAACCTGAGGTCCGGTCAAGGTCCGGACGGCGACCACTAGGACGACGACATCCTCGGCCGGCAGCACGACGACCAGGACGACGACGACCTCATCGCCGAGATTATGGCAGAGAATGAGGTTTGGTTCGAGGCGACCGTGGGACTGATCGCACCTCACGGGGGTCCAAGTGGGACCGCGTGTTAAAGGGAATGGTCGATCCAATAACATATAGTAACATCTCGACCACCACCCTCCCCACCAAACTCAACAGTATCCTGCCCCGTAAAGGCACCGGCGTAAACGTTCACTCTATAGAGCGTTAATCACTCTCAACCCCGGGGGGTCAAGTTTCAAAGACAACCGCCCCGCGTAGAGCGTCACCGCCCGCGTAGAGCGTCCACACACCGCCACCAAGCCCACCAGGACGCACCAGGACGGCCGCCAAGCCCCGTCGCCCGCCCTCGGCGGGCGAATGGCCTACCCTGCCCTCCCGAAGCGTCCTAGGGCATCTGGTGCGTTTTTTTTGCTATAGTGTACGCCTGAACAGCACGCCCTTGTTTACGCATTTTTGACCCCCCAAGCAATTTCCCCAAGCAATTTCCCCAAGTGATTTCCGGGTCGGACGGCACTAACTAATCAACATGGGCACCGACACCGACAACATCTTGGAAACCGCATTGTCCCAATATTGGGACATTCAAAAAGTTCTGGACAAAGAAGGTTATATCATCGTCGACAAACTCGGAAGGAAGCGGGCACATCCTGGATGTGCCGTACAGAATAATCTCGTCGCACAAATCACTAGGCTGATGAAACTCAAGGGCGAGAACGCCGAGGACACCATCGACGACTTGTTGGCCACGGGGTCAAGTGATTGACCCACAAGCAGCCGACCGAGTCCGACGCTTCGCCGCACTTTGCCAACCAAGCCAAGGACAGCACGCCGGTCGACCCGTCGAGTTTCTGCCCTGGCAATGGCAGCAAGTCGTGCTGCCGTTCTACGGCAGCAAAACCGCCGAGGGACTCCGACAATACCGCAAACTAAGCTTGTGGGTTCCAAGAAGGAACGGCAAATCCTTCTTAATGTCCATTCTGTCGCTGTACCACCTCTTAGCCGACGCCGAGCCCGGGCCTCATGTCGTTGTCGTCGCCAATTCTATAAGCCAAGCTCGGGTCATCTTCGATGAAGCTGCCAAGTTCGTCGAGCAATCAAGCAAACTAAAAGACCTCGTTTGGGTCCGCAGTAACCTAAAGACACTGCAACTTAAAAAAGGGTACGGGGTCTTCGAGGTCTTGAGTGCTGACAAGACCGCCAAGATGGGACGCAACCTTAGTGCAGTCTTCTTTGATGAGCCCGCGGACCACGGCATCTATCAACGCGAAGTCTACGATGCGTTGGTGTACTCACAAAGCAACCGACGCCAACCGGTGTTTTGCACCATCAGTTCCGCAGGCACACGGCACGACAGCCTAGGACGAGAGCTATATGCCGTTGCCCGCGATGTCGCCAACGGCACGAAGATTGACACGCAACTTTTGCCGGTGATCTTCGAGGCCAAGCACGAAGATGCTTGGGACAGTATCGACACCGCTAAGAAAGCCAACCCAAGTTTTGGATTGACAATCCCCGCCGAGGACTTTGAACAGGCAATCGCCGAAGCAAAAAACAACCCGAGGTTAATCAACAAATACAAGTGTTACCGGCTCAACATGTGGGTTTCTAGTCTGGAAAACTGGTTGCAGCCGGCCGTCGTCGACGCCAACATCGAGGACTTGAAAGAGGAAGAACTTCACGGCCAACCTGCATGGATCGGTCTCGACCTTGCCCGAGGTCTGCACGACCTTAGTGCCTACACGATCTTAGTGCCGAAGGATGACCGCCTCCACTTAATCACCAGGTTTTTCACACCGGAGGACAGTGCCAACATCAAGGAAGAAAAAGAAAATGTGCCTTACAAAATGTACGCAGAACTAGGTTGGGTTATGCTAACCAAGGGCGACACAATAGACCTCAAGACAATAAAGCATAGCCTTGTTGAGGACTGCACCAAGTTTGATGTGCAAGAACTTGGGTATGATCCTAACTTGGCGGGGACCCTCGGCGAAGAACTAAGGGACGAACACGGCATCAACACAACGCAGGTTATTCAAAGTTATTTGAGCTTGTCCGACAGTGTGTTGACGGTCGAGAAGTTGATGCACGAAAGAAAGTTCAAGTTCTGCAACCCATTACTGCGAACCCATTTCCTTAATGCGGCAACCAAGCAGGACTCACAAAGCAGGGTGATCTTAGACAAACAATCTACATCAGGCAGGATCGACGGGGCACAATCCACGGTTATTGCAATTCATAGATACCTCGCCCGAACGACAAGTGAGTTAGGAATTGTGTGGTGCTAAGACATACATAAGACAATGATCGATACCGAATTAGTCCAGCGAGCTGCCAACATCTCCGACGATTTGCTCGATGCTATGACCTCCAACACGGCGGGCGTTGCCGTCAATGACCGGAGTGCTTTGTCAGTCCCATTTATCTACCGTGGCGTCGACATCCTCAGTAGCAAAATTGCAAGCCTGCCTCGGGTCATATGTAAAGACAAAGCCAAACTTCCACAGCACCCTGCAAGTAGATTGCTGAACATTAAGTGCAATGGGCTCTACCCTTGTTACACAGCGATTAAAACGCTTGTAGGACATGCCGTCCTACAAGGTAATGGGTACGGCGTGATTATGAGGACTCCGGACGGCCGTCCGGATGAAATGTTCATTGTCAATCCTAGGATGACCTACCTCAGATGGTTAAGTCCGAGTGGGTCAGACACTGGAAGATTTGTTTATCAGATAACCGTGTACCGCAACAAGGCCGGTGAAATTTGGTCGCAGCCTTGGGTTCCGTCTCCGGAACAAGCCGTAGGCTATTGGAGTGAGACCTTATTCATCCCCGCCGAGGACATGTTTCACTTAAAAGGGTTGGGCGACGGTCTGTCAGGTTATAGTCTACTAGCTCTTCTGCACCAGGGCATCGCCGAGCAAGTGGCCCTGCAAGAGTACACAAATTCCTTCTTCTCCAACGGTTGTTCTGTAAGCCAGGCAATGGAAATTCCGCCGGCCAGTGGCCTTAACTGGAAAGACGAGGTGGCAGTACAAAGATACCGCAGGGCAATGGAGGGATTACACAGAGGTCCGAGGAATGCGTTTCGCACCCTGTTCCTTTTTGGCGGTGCCAAGCTCGCCGGCCAAGTTGGTTTGTCGGCAAAAGAATGTCAGGTTGTCGAGCAACGGCAATTCGGTCTTAAGGTGATTAGTGCCGTCCTCGGAGTGCCGGTGTATATGCTCGACGGCAGTGCCGAAGGTATGAGTCAGTACGGCAGCCAAGAGGCAAGGTCAAGAGATTTCCTGGCCTACACTGTCGGGAGTTGGCTTGACGCATTCGCGGCCGAGGCCGAGGCCAAGCTACTGACCGAAGACGAAAAACAAACCGGCGATTACCGCCTCTGTTTTGACCGCGACAAGCTGATTGAACTAGACATAACGACATCACGCACAGTCTTATGGGGCGATGTGTCTAACGGTCTCAAGACAGAAGACGAAGCCAGAGAAGAGTTGGGACTTCCGGCACTGCCGAAGGGCGACGACGAAGGTCAAGATGTGCAAGCTCAAGCGTTGAATGGGACGCAAATAAGCTCCCTGTTAGAAGTGGTCAACGCCATCGCGTCCGGCACGGTGTCCGCCGAGGCCGGCAAGGTGCTGGTGTCGGTTTGCTTCCCTGCGATCAGTGCCGGCACCGTCGCGTCCCTGGTGGACTCCCTGGAGGTCAAGGAACCACCACCGCCGCCTCCGGCCATGTTGCCGGCACCGCCGCCGGTCGAGCCGGTGGACCAGCCCGACGATAAGCTCGACCCCGCACGGGCCGCTACCGTCTCTAGGATCACGACCAGGCTGATGAGGTCCGTCGAGCGGCGAAAGGACTTGTCGGCCTTCCTGGCAGGCTTCGAAGAGTACCATCGGGCCGTTGTCGTCGACGCACTCAAGCCGTTCACGCCGGACGCGGACGTTATCGCCGATGACCTGTTGCCGATGCTCGCCGAGGAACTTGCCGCCACAACCAGGGACACATGGCCAACCATATTTGAAAGGGTTCGAAATGACCTTACTATATCGCTCCGCTAACACGCCGGTCGAGTCCGACGGCAAAGCGTTTACCGGTTATGCCGTTAGATGGTATGACGGCACACCAGGAACGGAATACCAACTCAAGCCCGGTCTGGTCGAACGGGTCCGCCGTGGTGCGTTCACCAAGACCTTGTCCGACGGCCATGATGTCAGGGCACTTTACCACCACAAAAATGAAGACATCCTAGGCAGAACCAGTGCGGGTACTCTGCATCTGGCCGAGGACGACAAAGGTCTACGGTTTCGCATCCCGTTTGATGCTGATGATCCGGACCATATGAGGATGCGTGCCAAGATTAAAAACCAGAGCGTTACCGGTTGCTCGTTTGGCTTCCGGCCGATCAAGTCTGAATACTCGCCCGGTGTTGTCGAGTTGGCCGAGGTTTACCTCGGGGAGATAAGCTTGATCAGTGATCCTGCCTACACAAGCACCAGTGTCGACTTGAGGTCAGACGATGGCACCAAGAGCTTGATTGCTGCCTACGACATGTGGGAAGAAAGCCGACGCATAGACGAAATAATTCGCAACCTCAAAGCATAACTAAGTCAACGCCCAAGTGCGTAATGGAGATGAACCCATAAGGTAACAATGCCATCAGTGAAAGAACTTCGAGAGAATTACGGCAAGGTCGTGAACGACCTTCGTGAACTCTCCGTCCGAGTTCACAAAGAAAATGACGGTCTGTATACACCAGAACACAAAGCGACCTTCGAGAAGTTGAACCAAGAGCGAATCAGGCTCGAAGGCAATATCGAGAGTGCAGAAATTGACAACACCATTGCCGGTGTTGCCAACACCGTCCGGGGCAAAGTAGAAGAAAAACTTGCCCATCCAACCATGAAAGGCACTGACTTTTATCGTCAGGATGCCGAAACGGCCCTCAAAGGTTGGCTGCTAAGGCACAAAGAATTGACAACCGAGTACCATCGTAATGCAGCGGCCCGTTGCGGTCTTGACTATGCCGAAAACAACAACACTTTGCTTTGCAACATCAGAGCAAATACACCAGCTTGGCAAACCCGTACCGGTGCCCTGGAAGGCACGAATAGCCTCGGCGGTTACACCGTCGTGCCCGATCTTATTGCTAGTGAAATCGATATAGCACTCAAGTACTACTGTCCGTTCCGGGACATCTGCCGAGTTTTCCCGACCGCAACCGGCGGGCAACCGTTGCTCTTTCCTACGGTCGACGATACCAGTGTACTGGCCGAGGCACACACGGAAGCGACCGCCGACACCGAACAGGATTGGACTTTGTCTCAAGTCTCCGTCCCTGCAACAACGCAGTTTTCGACGGGCGTTTATCCAATATCGGTTGAATTGCTCCAGGATTCTGTTATCCCAATTACCGAAGTAATTGCCGAGTTGGCCGGTATTCGTATCGGTCGCAGCATGGCAAGTTCCTTCACGACTACTTTGAAGAGCGACATCAGCAATAACTACACGACCGCCGCTAGTGGTACTTGTACCTATGTTGATATTCAGGGTTTCGTGTGGTCTCCGGACATTGCCTACTTGCGTTTGCCCAGTCTTGGGTTGATGTGTAGTCAGAGTTTCATTTCCAACGCCTACAGCTTGGTCGACTCCAATAATCGCCCGCTCATGTCGATGTCTATCGATAGTCTTGGTCGACAGTATGCGACCCTCTTGGGCTACCGAGTGATCCCGAACAATTACCTTAGTACGGTGGCAGCCGGTAATGTTGTCGCAGTTATCGGCCCGTGGGAAAAAGCGTTGGTCCGTGATGCAGGGCCGTTGGTGATGAAAGTACTGAATGAGCGGTACATGGATCAGATGGCCGTTGGCATCATCGGTTGGCAGCGTTCTTCCTATAAGACCATTCGCCCGCAAGGGTTTTATAAACTGACCGTCCACACTTAATCCATCTTACTCCTGTAGTTGATTGAGTTCACCCGAGGCACTTGTTGTGCCTCGGGTTTTTTGTTGGCCGAGGGACTAACTACCATATGCAAATCATCCAAGTTACTGCCGCAACAACCACGCCGGTCAGCTTAACACAAGTCAAGCAACACTTGGGTATCAGCAGTAATTATGATGACGCCAGGCTAATGAGCTATCTTGAGGCAGCGATAAGCTTGGTCGAAAACGAGACCAACCTTTGCTTGTGTCCGCAGACTTGGACGGAGGTCTATGCACTGTTCCCGCACGGTAAACCCATCGAAACCCGCAGGGCACCCATTGCGAGCATTACATCCCTGACCTATTACGATGAGACCAACACGCAGCAAACGCTTGTTGAGGGTACGGATTATTACGCACTGCTGCCTTATAAGGCACCGGCGGTGCTAACGCCGATTGGCACTGGTGCTGATTTGTGGATCGATTGGCCTACAGAGTATCGCTATAGGCCGGACTGCGTCCAGCTAACTTACTCGGCGGGTTGGTCGACCAGCGACAATGTTTGGCTTGGACCGCCCTTGGCCCAGCATGCCATTAAGTTACTTGTCGAGTGGATGAATTCGGGCAATCGTGGTTCAAACGATTTAGAAATCCCTGACTCCTTGTCGAGGGTAATGGCACCGCTCTGTTATGGGTTTTACCGGTAAGGGGGAAGCATGCCAACCTGGCAAAAGGACACCGGTCATGTGGATGGTACGATCTTCCGGCACCATGTCAGTATCGAGCAGAACCAGCCGACTACGGGTAGCCGTGGCGAAAGCTTGCCAAACTGGACAACCGTACTTGCCGGAGTGCCTGCGGCAATCGAGCCCTTGAGTGGCAGGCAGCTTGAGCTTGCAAGACAAATGGTCACCAACGCAACGCACAAAATTACAACACGCTATCACCCAAACATCGAGGCGGTGAATTACCGCATTCTCTGGAATGACCACACTTTCACAATTGGTCTTGTGATCGATCCGGACTTTCGTCATCGACAATTAGTGATGACTTGTTATGAGGAGAATTCACCATGAACGACGAAACGATTATCGCACTGCGTGAACTACTCACCAGGCTCGATGAACGAGTAGGCAATTTGCTTCGTGTCCAAGAAGACTTGCTAACCAAGTTGGAGAAGTCCGTTACCTCCATGCAGCACCTCGCAGAACGGGTTAGCATCCTGGAGACCGAACATAAGCAAACGAGTTCCTTAGTAGAGAAGGCACTTGATTCAGGTTGGAAAATTGCCGTTGCCGTAGTGTCCGGCATCCTGTTGTGGAGGATGCACACATGATTAAGTTACAAGGCCAAGACAAACTACTTGCCAGGTTGGCTAAGGCACGACACCCTAATGCGGTGGTAAGGTTGGCAACGGTTATCTCTGGTCTACTCCTCTGGAGGATGCACACTTGATGAAGTTGGAAGGACAAGAGAAGCTGTTGGCGAGGATTGAGAAGGCAAAGAAACCTAGGGCATTGGTGCGGCTTGCGTGCCGCGAAGGGGCGAAAATCGTCGCCGAGGAAGTGAAACGCAGTCTCCCCAAACGCACCGGCACAACGGCAAAGAACGTCAAGGTGCGATCCGCCGGCAAAATCCCCGGTGCAAAGGTTATCGTCGGCATGCCAGGGACCGAGACCTACAGGGGTTGGTTTCTCGAATACGGCACCGGACCCAGATACACCAAGCATGGTGCGTTTCGAGGACAAGTCAGAGGCGGGCACTATGTGGAGAAAGCCGTCGACAAGACTGGACAACAAACGATGTCCAAAGTGCAAGAGATTATAGGGGCCAAGATATGGCAATAGATGCAGATGTCCGGACTTTGCTCCAGGGCCTTTCGGCCCTTAGTGGCGTCCCCGTGGAAGAAGGCATCATAAGCTTCGGCACGGCTTATACCAGGGTATGGTACGGCAGAAGTGGCAGCAAACTTGACCGTTTCCTTAGCAAGGAACAAGGGTTGATCGAGACGAGTTTCGATGTGGAGTGCATATCAGATACTCTTTCGACATGCCAAGGTTTGGCGGCGGCGGTGTATACGCTGGACGGCTATCAGGGTGCTTTCGGCAGTAGTTCCGCACTTGCGATATGGGTGGACGACCAAGCGGACGACTATGTGGCGAAGAACTCTTGGAGTAATGATGCAGGTTTGTATTTGAGTACTGTGAAATTGACAATCGTAACATAAATAGATTAGGCACTAGGACACAATGGAGGTTTAATTTGACCGCCCAGTACACAAGATCAATCGGGTATAATCTTACTTTCGGTGTCGATTTCACCGGTGGTACATCGTACACGACACTCGGCCACATCGTCGACATCGGCGGGAATGACGCCAAGACTGACATGGCGGACACTACCCTATTGGCCGATCAGTTTTATAGCTGGTTGCCTGCAAGCACGAATGGCGGGAGTTTTAAAATGTCGATAGGTTGGGATCCAAACGACACCGGCACCGGCAGCGTCTACGGTCAATTGGCCCTTGCCCAAAAGTCGGGAACATTATGTGGTTGTCAAATTACGGTTACCTATGATCCTGTTGGAAGTCCAACAACCGGCACCGAAACCTTCAAGGCTTATGTTGAAGGGCTAAGCCGAAAGTTTGGGAAGAAAAATCTCAACATGGTTGAAGTTGAACTCCGTATCGTTGGTGATCCGGGAATGGCCGCAGAATAATGGGATACCTTGACCTAGTCAGACTAAGCAAGCCAAAAGCCGTCCGAGTGGAAATCGGCGATGCCGAGGACTTCGTGTATTTTCGAAGTCTAACGGCTAGTGAATTGGTGGACATGCAACGCTCATCGGGTTCCGCCCCTCTTGGGGCGGATGCCGCTTTCGATTTCAATCTCCAATTCCTGGCCCGTGTTCTCGTCGACGCCGAGGGAAATCAACTCGTCTCCGACCCGAGCGAACTACGAACACTGCCGGTGAACCTGGTGCTGCACCAGCTATTGCCGGCAGCACTCCAAGTGTCCGGACTAGGTGAAAAAAAAGTCCCCTGACAAGTGCCGAGGTCGCCCTCTTCAGACTTTGCGAAGTTACCGGCTGTCCTCATCCTGATTATCTAAGTCCGTACATCACCAGCAAACAGCTACTCGATTGGCAGGAATACAGCACCGACTACGGTCATCGTGCCGACCTTCAATGGGGCTTGTTGACTCAAGTCGTGGCCTCCCAATGGGGCGGCGATGTCCGCCTCCAGGATGTTATGCCTTACCAGGCAGACCGGCAGCCCGACCCCGCCGAGGTCTACAACAAACTCGCCGCCTTTTTTCCTGGTTTGGCAAACCTAAATAAGATTGATGTCAAACAGTAGCACCCTTTCCGTCCTCGTAACTGCCGACACATCCGCCCTGCAAAAAGGCATGGATGCGGCCGCGTCCAGTGTCAAAAGTTTTTCCTCGGCGGTAACGGCCGTTGCGGCACCGTTGGCAGCACTAGCCGGAGTTTCGTTCGGTGGTTTTGCCTTATTCGACCAACTCAAAAACATCAGCAGTATAGGCAGTGCTGCCAAGACCTTCGGCGAGACCACGGAAAACATGTCGGCCCTGGCGTTCGCCGCAAAAAAATCCGGCCTTGACTTGGACTCTTTCGCCGGCATCGCCCACCATATGACACGGGAACTTGGTGAGGCACAAAGGGGCAGTGCCGAGGCACAAAAGACATTTGCCAGTCTTAACATCGACTTTGCCAAGTTCGGCGAGTTGGGTTTCGCAGACCAACTCAAGGTAGCGGCAGACCGCATTAGTGGCATGAATTCACCCGCCGAAAAGATGGCGGTAAGCATGCAGCTTTTCGGCAAGAGTGGGAGTGAGTTACTTCCATTCCTCAATCGAGGTAGTGCCGGCATCCAAGAGTTGATGCACAAGGCAAGTGCCTCCGGCCAAGTGTTTGGGCAAGATGCAGTGCAAGGTTACAAGAATTTCAAGCAAGCAATTCAAGAAGTGCAAGACATCGTACAAGGCGTGTTCACTCGAATAGCCGTTGCAACAGTGCCAGTGTTGAATGCCATCGGCGACTGGGTCAAAGGGGCCATTGCCTACGGACAAGACCTCTATAACGAGTTTGCTCCGGAAATCACCCAACTCAAGGATGTCGTCGTTGAAGCGTTCACCTCCATCGGCGAGATGATAATCAGCACTTGGAACCGCACCATCGACGGCGGTCGTATTGTGTTGTCGTGGTTTACGGCACTAGCAAACTTCCATACTAACACGACCACGGCTTTAGCCTATGTTGAGGTTGGGTTTCAAAATTGGTGGCTGGTGTTGCAGAGGGTATTCATCGGTGCCGGCCTCATCGTGCTTACCTATGTCAATGACTTCGGCGAGTACGCCAGGAAGTTGATTAACATACTGTTGACCCTGCAACAAGCCTTCAGTAGAGGCGTTGAGGGCACAATGGACGACATCAAGTTGATTATCGAAAGCAAGCGACCTTTCAGCCCGATGGAAAAGCAATTAGTCGAAATGGCCGCAAACATCGACAAAGAACTTGGCGTGAAGTTGGAGGCCAAGATCAAGGAACGGCTTGGCTTCCTCGCCCAACCGGCCAAGTTGAATGTCGCCGCCAACGCCTTGCCGGATGTCGGGCTTGGTGCCGTGGCCGAAGCTGCATCTAAGGCAGGCAAAGTCGAGCCCGCCGCCGCCGTCCAACAGGGTAGCGTCGAGGCGATGTCCGCCATCTACAAATCACGGGATGCCAAAACGGACGCACAGATTGCCGAGGCGAAGAAACAGACCATGCTGCTCCAGCAAATCGCCGCCGTCTTCCAAGCAGCCAACAATGTCGCCCTCCAACCACTAGCACTATAAGAGGTTGAATGAGTATCGTAAGTGTAAGTCAAGCTCCGGACAGTCCAACCATGTCAGTAGACAAAGATGGAAATGTGAGCATCAAAACAACCTGGAAGGTCATATCAAACGACATCACTGATGATGTGACGGACATCATTGCGGCTACCGGCTTGCCACCTTACTACTCGTCTTATCCCGACTATGATGAGGCCGTGGCAAATGTCTTTTCGGTCAAACGCATCATCGGCAACAGCACTGCATGGCTTGTTGAGATTACATTCAATACACCGACCGACAACAATCAACATGCCGACCCAACGCAAGACTTGCCGACGATAAGCATCAGCACGGAAAATTATCAGGTTGCTGCCAATGATGTGAGTGATCCCGATGCCGATGCCATTGTCAATAGTTTCGGCGACCCCTACGAACCTCAGCCTGCCGCGGATGCAGGCAGGGTCATTATCAGGATCAAACGAAACGAGGATATAAGCACGGATGTGGCAAGCCTGATAAGTCAGTATCAAGACCATGTCAACAGTCTGGACTATTGGGGTTTCACGGCACACAAAGTTAAGTGTCAAAACATCAACGCCAACGGGCCGAAGATCAGGAACCAGCCGGACGGTACGCAAATATACTACATCGAAATGGAGTATGTGTTTAGCATCATGCCGTCGAGAGGATGGGACATTACCCTACTCGACCAAGGGATGAGCTATAACGATGCCGGCCAGACACTAACTTTCAAATCGCAAGACGGCGTGCCGAAGATTGGTTTGCTGAATGGGTCCGGCGGTGCTGCCACGGGCGGACCACCGCCAACGCCGGTCTTTCTCGACCCTATTCAGATTTACCCATCTGTGGACTTTGCCGCACTCGGCTTGCCCGAGGCCTTCGTTGATGCGGTACCTCGGCCAACAGGTTTTAACGCAGATTTCTAAAGGATTTATATGTCAAATGAACTACGCACATCGGTCAGTGTTGCTTGCACCAACGGCAATTATGCCGACAGCTTTTCTGTGAATAGCAGCTACAACCAGACTTCGCAGGGTGCCAGTGCGGGCACCCTCACCACATCCACCAGTGCGGCGAGCCTGCCCGTAGGGTCTTTGTCAACCGTAGGTTGGCTCTGTTGTCGAAACTTGGACGGCACCAACAATATCTTTGTTGGCGGGTATGCGTCCTCGACCTATGTACCGTTTGCCGAATTGCTCCCTGGTGAGTGGGGCGTGTTCCGGATCGATCCATCGGCGACAATCAAAGTGAAGTCCTCGGCTGGTACGCCAATCCTGCAATACATGTGGCTGAATAACTGAAATGCCCGACGCTTATTTTCTCGACAATGATGATGCCAACCGCCTCAAAAGGATGGTGCAGTCCTATGAACTTGGCCGATTGAACCAAGGGTATGAGGGGAGTCCTCGGCCTTTGCCTGGTCCCGTCGAGTGCTGGGTTGGCAAGACCACCACAAGTATCAGTGCCATTAGTGGCAGCACTCCAGGGAGTGGCAGCGTCGAGTTATATTCCTTGTCCTCGGGAAGCCTGGTCGATCAATCCCTCAGCATTACCGTCTATAACATTGGCAGCACCATTGCCGATGGCAAGTATGTACTACTCCAACGCGATCCCATTAGCGGCAGCTTTTTCGTCAAAGGACGGTGCTGCTGATGTACTACTTGACAAGGCAAACCGGACGACGCATTCGTCGAGCCGTGCAGGCATATGAGGCCGGTAAATTGTCGCCCTGGTACCAGGGCAGTCCTCGGCCTCTTCCGGGCCCGGTGGAAACATGGATAGGCTACACATCGACCTATGTGCCTGGAATATCCGGCAGTACGCCAGGCACTGCCACCGTGGCCGTGTACAGTTTGAACGCCGGTGTAATGACATCGCAGGGACTTAATGTTACCGTCGCCAACCTCGGCGGCGGTATATCAAGTGGTCAGTATGTATTACTTCAACGCGATCCGGTGAGTGGTACTTTCGTTGTCGATGATGATGGGTGTTGTTATAGCAGTAGCAGTAGCAGTAGCAGCAGCGGCGGTGCCCCAACGGTAACCAATTCGTGTTGCAGCAACCCAATCCCTGAAACTCTCTACGCTACGCTTGGCACTTGCTCCACAAGTTGTTATACACCGCAGACGATCACCTTGACTTGGGTGCCGGTGTCCGGTTGGTGGGCCGGTAGCACGACCTTTTATAACTCTTGCCTAAGCTATAACGAAACGGTTACCCTTCATCTGTATTGTGCGTACAACGGCAGTATCGGAGGTTATGCTTATACTTTGAGTTACTCATGTAACTTGCCCTTGGGCGGTTCGTCAACCAGTAACTGGACATGGTCATTTCCGCCGACCTCATCTTGCAGTCCGGTTGATTTCATTTTCTCAATCATCGGTGGTGTTGCTGGTTGTTGTCAAAATAGCGACGGATCGGAATACACGATTGAGGTTACCGAATGAGACCTTGCACTTGCGACCGTTGTCGCTGGGAGTCCTACACTCCCGATCAGTGCAGACTATGTTGGTTGTTCTACCACAACACCAATTATCGCAGGCACTGGGGCGGTTCTTCCTCTTCGTCTTCCCCCATGTCCAAGAAACCATGCAATTGCAGAGGCAAGAAATCTACATAAGTAAACCATTAATGGAGGTGTCCAATCGCTGCAAAAACTACGACCTACGCCAACAAACTTTTGGCCGAAATCTTTAATGCGACAACCGACAGTGCCTTGTTCTCCAGTGCAGGCACTGCAACCGTATTGTATGTTTCTCTCCACACTGCAACCTTAACGGCATCGTCATCGCAGAATAGCAGTGAGGCTGCGTACACAAGTTACGCTCGTCAGAGCATACCACGCACATCATCGGGATTCACTGTGAGTACGAACACTGTGAGTTTCGCGAACAATGTCGCATTCCCAACCGCCACCGGCGGGAGTGAGACCGAGGTGTATTTCGGCATCGGGGAATCGGCCACCGGTGCAGGGACTTTACTTTACTTCGGGCCCCTGAATTACAGTATCGCCGTCTCTTCCGGAGTAACGCCTTACCTCGTGAGTGGTACGACCGTAGTCTCTGAAACCTAATGTCTTCACAAACATTTACAGTTACAGGGACATGGACTTGTCCCGCAAATGTTAGCACTGTTACAGTGCAGGCATGGGGCGGCGGTGCCGGCGGCGGCGGTGGCGGACATGTGCCGACGATTCCAGGCGGCGGCGGCGGCGGCGGTGCGTTCGCCCAGTCCGCCATCACTGTAACCGCCTCTTCGACCTACACAATAACCGTGGGCACTGGCGGTGCCGGTGGTGCTGCGTTGTCCGCCGGCAACGGGTATGCCGGCAGTGCCGGCGGGAATAGTTGGTTTGGCACTTCAAGTACCGTCTTGGCCGTTGGCGGCCCGGGGGGCTCTTCCCTGAATGGCGGTGCGAGCAGTAGCTGCATCGGCTCGACCGTCTACTCTGGCGGTAATGGTGCCGACAATGGCACGGGTGCAGGGGACGGCGGGGGCGGCGGTTCGTCGGCAGGCACTGGTGCCGTAGGCGGAAATGCGTCCGGCGTAACCGGAGGTACTGCACCGACTGGCGGGGGTAATGGCGGTAATGGCGTTGCCGGTGTTGGCGGTGCCGGTTCGGCACCAGGGGGCGGCGGTGCCGGTGGCGAAGCTAGTACGGTAGGTTCGGCGGTTCACGCCGGTGGTGCCGGTGCAGCCGGCCAAGTCATCCTCACCTGGACGGCATCATCCGGAGACGGCGGTCTATGTGCCGGTAGTTCCACGGCGGCCGGCCAACCTGGCGATAGTGTTGTTTGTTTGGGTGCTGCCGCGGCGGCCGGCCAACCTGGAGATAGTGGCGTTGCTGCCGGTGCTGCCACGGCAGCGGGCCAACCTGGTGATACCGGCCTTTGTGCTGGTGCTGCTCTGACCCTCGGGCCAACGGCTACCTCGGCCAGTGCCACCGGTGCATCGACCGGCGGGACTACGGTAGGTTGGTCCGGCCAGTGTGCTGGTGCTGCTCTGACCCTCGGGCCAACGGCTACCTCGGCCAGTGCCACCGGCACATCGACCGGTGGTACTACCGTAGGTTGGGGCGGTCTCTGCTCGGCCACCTCCACGGCAGCCGGCCAACCGGGAGATAGCGGCCTAGCTGTTGGTGCTGCCCTAGTCATCGGGCCGGTGGCCACCTCGCCGATCTGCTCGGCCACCTCCACGGCAGCCGGCCAACCGGGAGATAGCGGCCTAGCTGCTGGTGCTGCCCTAGTCATCGGGCCGGTGGCGTCCTCGCCGATCTGCTCGGCCACCTCCACGGCAGCCGGCCAACCTGCGGACTCCGGCCTCTGTGTTGGTGCTGCCCTAGTCATCGGGCCGGTGGCCACCTCGGCATCCTGCTCGGCCACCTCCACGG